GGGTTTGCTGCTCAGATAGGGCCTTGTTCGATATATTCATATGTTACTTACTACTTTTATAGATTAGAAGCCTGGCCTAGTCTTAATAGTCTAGTTATGGTCAATTGGACTACCAAACGTATGATAACGGCCTTGTGCTGTTCTTGTTGTTGTTGTAAATGAGGTTTCTTCAATTGCACCTGCACTTAATCTGTATGTACCTGCAACGGCCAAATTAAAGTCTCGGCCACTATTAACGTTTATATTACCATCAATGGTTAGCATATTAATATCGCCTTTATCTACTTGTATATTGACGTTTGCGTTTTCACCTACGACAATATCATAGTTATTACCTGACTGTCCATCTGCATTGAGATATATCTTGTAATGGCCGCTAAGTGTGACATCTTTGTTAGCGGTAATGTGTGTACGACTATTGCCTGTGGTAACGTTATAGTCTGCACCTTTGATAATCGTGGTACGTGAACCATCTGCGGTGATTTCTGTTTCTGTGCCGCTACGATGATATTGTAATAGTCTTTCTGCACCTGGTGTATCATCGACCTCAAAGATATGGCCGCTTTCAGATTCAAATACATGATTATAAGGATACTGCGAATTAAATCCTATTTCAGGCAATCCCCATATTTCACCACTACTCAAGGTTGTAATTGTATCTAGGTCTGCTGTTTGAAAAGGTATAGTTGAAGCCGTTGGTATTCCATTGTAAGGATCAACTAAACGAGTTGCACTTCTTAATACGTTAATAGGTATGTTTTCTTCTCCACGTGCTAATCTATTGACATCCGTTTCATTTTTGTAACGAGGATAAATGCCATTGGGATCTGTAAATCCTAAACCTGTAGCAGCCTCCTCTGCACCTGTTTTTGTAGGTTTACCAGGTAAACTTCCCATGATAATTGCGTCTTGTAATGAAGCAGCATCTCTAAAAAAACCCACGACCCACGAACCTTCAAGTAGGCCAAGAGGTGTCTGGCCAATACCAGAGATGCCTGATGAAGTAATAGGTAAGAGAGGATGCGCCCAAGGTAAGTCAGCAGTAGGCAGTTCTTCTTTGTTTTCTGTATGATAACCTAAACAACGTACACGAACACGGCCAAGTTTTTGTGGATCTTGCCTATCTTCTACGACACCTACGAACCATACAAATCCGTCTTGTCCCATAAAGTCTGTTACTGCCATAAAAAATTCCCATAAATGACCATATTTAATCCTCTCAAGCTAATGCTTTTTTTACTATTTATCCTATCTGCGTAGGCGACCGCGGTGCGAAGCACTAGACTAGGCCTCCATTGAGATATTGTCTGTTTCATTGATTTTATTGTGTTCTTATCTATCATATCTGTTCAAATTGTCTTTGCTGCTATTAGATTATGTAATTATTAGTTCTATTTTTACATTCTTTGTACATTTGCTCTACATGAACCTTACAGTGGGCCGCTTTAACCCTTGTCTGGAAAAATTTTTCAAACTCGCAATAAACTTTGAGGGTTTTCAATGTTTGTATCATTATCTAAACCTATTAAAGAATCCCGAAACACTTTTACCAATACTTGACTTTTTAAAGTTAACTATTGAGTTTTTAACAAAACTATCGACTCTACCCATTATTCCTCGACTTGCAATTCTATCTGCACCCATAGGATTTGAAGTACCTATACCAAATGAAGGTAATTTAAATCCGCCAAAGTTTACATTAACTTTACTTGCAATTCGTTCTATCACTGACTTTTTGTTAGCAATTGTAATATCAATCTGTGCAACATCTTTGTTTTGTATTATCCGATTGGATGTACTGTTTATTACGGCGTTTACTGCCTTATTAGCGGCATCCTTAACATTTAAGTCTGTACTGTTGATATCCACGCCTAACTTCGCTGCTACGTCTTCTACCGTTGATATTTGAGGTGTAGGTATTTTAAGTTCTTTTGCGTTCTTAAATGGTGTAAGTGTTGATATATCAATACCTGAACCAACTACATCTATTGTTTTTGTTCTAAATTGTGACGCACTTTTAAACACTTCAGCGTTTGGCATTTCAGAAGCAAAGATATTTCTACATACCGATACCGATGTTGTGTGTTTTTGGTCGACAAAGTCTATTTGATGATGTAATGACTTAATTAAATAACGGCCTGTTAATAACTTATCTATTTTTTCTTCTCTTGTTGTTGCTGTGTCATTGTTTGTAAATGCAGCATTGTATGTTGGTATTTCACACCATACTAAATCACCTACGTTGTAAGTAAAGTTGCCTGGCACATCTACGGTCATTGAAAAGTAATCTCGTAATGATTTTGACATATATTGTTTTTGTTCAAATTCACTATCAAATGTTGTACCGTCTGCATTAAAGATATGATTTTGTCTTGTATCTGCGGTTACATACACACGACTTGGATAGTCATCCATGTACTTACGATTTGAAGCATCATTACCTTTTGTAATAGGTGTTTTGTCTAATCGTTCTTTTTGTTTTTTATTTGTTGAACCGTACGACTTATCATCAATTGTATATTCATCATCAAATTCAGCAGGACCTGGTGGCATAACACCTTGATATTTTGCACTAGCACCTGTTGGTGCGTCTATATGTAATGCTTGTTCATAATACTTACTGTAGGTCATATTTGTTTTAGTGTATCGTTTGTTAAACAGGTCGTGAGCGTACATATGGGATGCCCACATACCACGTCTGGTAGATGAAAGAGTATCAAATGAATCATCAAACGTAAATGAATATGGTTTAGTCATTGGTGATTCTGCTTCTGTATCTGCCGTACTAAAATTAGGATTAAAGGCAGATAGTAAATCAAAGTATGCTACAAATGCTCTATTTTTTGTATTGTCAGCACTTTCTCTAAACAAACTTTCTAAACATCTATAATGAAATCCTCGATTGTTTTCATAAAACATATAGTGTGGTGTTTTAAAATTAATGGGTTCTGATACACCTGTTAGCATACCAATTGCTTTTGTTGGTCTAACATTTGGAAAGGTGTATTTGTAAACTCCTAATGTAGGATCAATAAACAAATCTTTTTTTGAATTAAGTAAAGTCTTATCTGTTTTAACAATTGTATCAATCATATCAGCATACGTGCCTGTTAATGACCTTGATACTCGTATTCTTTCGTTTCGTACTGACTCAATTGATGAAAAAAACAATGCTACTGCTTGTACGTTTTGTGATGTACGAACCGACTTTCTTTCGTACACTTGAAATCTATGATTGGTTGCGTTTATTTCTTCATCGCCACCTGCGTCTATTGGTGTTCTTAATTTAAATTCAAGGTACTCATTTCCAATAATAGGTAAATTATCAGTTGCACCTACTTCATCAAAAAACAATAGATTGCCTGACACAAATGCCGAGTCTAAACTTTGATAGATGTTTATAACTGCTGTGCTATTTGATATGTCTAAAATTGAACCACCGTAGTTATACAGATATATTCTATCTGCTCGAAAGTCTCCTGGATGTCTATAGTGATTGTCACTATATTGTGGTTTCTTTGTTTCACCTGCCATGATTTAACCTGCTAATGTTTTAAATTCTTCTACAAATAATTCTAAAAACTCTGGTTTTAATAATCGTATTCTTCTCTTTTTGTTTTGTAATCTTTCTTCATATTCATAATTAGTTACTGCGGTTGCACCTGAAACTGTGCTGTTAACTTGTATTTTGTGTGAGTCGTCAATTGATGTTGTTGGACCACTTTCTTGTGTTATTTCATAATGATGAATACCATTTATATCATCATATTTGTCATTAACATACGTTTCAAACTGTGAAGCAGTTAACGGCCAGTCGTAGTATCTATCTTTGATTTCATTGAACAACAATATTATCCAGTAGTATTTTTGATTACCATACACTTGTTCAGATACTATTTCAGGTGTCATTTCTGAATCTACATCATACTCATCAAAAAATGCACCAACTTCTTTTAGACCTTGTTTAACTTTGACTCGTCTTAATATGTTTGTTACAATCTTAAAATTACCATCACCTACAGCATCATAGTATATTTGAGGAAAGTAACTAAAATAACTTGGCATTAACTAGAACCTCCTGATGAACCACCTCTTGCACTATTTCTTAATTGATTATATCTTTCTCTTTCAATAAGTTCAAGTTCTCTAAATTGTATTGTCATATCAACTGTTACAGGATCACCTGATGGGTGTGTTGAAAACTTATCACCACCATATGACACATCAACTCCTGTGCAAGCACATAAACCTACTTGGTCAATGTATGGATTGATGTTATTACCTTTCATAAATCTTAAAACAAATTCATCAGGCACATTATATGCTGCAATACTACCTGAACCATATTTTTGTGGTAACATTGAATTTCGTATAACGTGTATCATATTGTTGATAATATCAGACTCTCTTTTGCTTCTTGGTGTAAATTTAAATTCAAAACTAAAATCTCTATAATTAATTCCATTAAAAATCATTTCTGTCATAGCTGCTGGAGCAACATTTGTTCTTCTTTGTAATGCAGCACCACCGCCACCTAAAAGACCACCAGATAAAAATGATGAACCACCCTCTAACAGTTTAGCAGTTTGTTGTAAACCTGAACCAAATGTAGCACCAAGTGTTTCATCACCAGTAAATAATCCTTTGACTTTTGCAAGCATACCTAATCCACCACCTACTTCAGCAGGACCGTAATCAGCAGAAAAATTAAATTTAAGTGTTTGTGGCATGTATATTGCAATCGTATTTAAAACTCGTCTAGCCGAACCTGCACCTGTTGGTAAATTCTTATGTGGATTAGGTGATATACCTACTCTTCCACCTTCACCAAAAAACCTATTTGTGCCATATACAACTTGGTCTAAATTGTCTGCTCTTTTTGTAGTATTAGAATTTCTAACTGAATTGCCTTCCATTCCACCACCTATTCTTCTTATAACGTCAATCAATATGTAATGCTCTTGGTCTTTAGCATCTTCTGGATATACAAACAGTTTACCTTCCTCTTTTATATTATGAGGTGAATTATAAGTTACGTTTGTTGGATTATAATCAATGATACCTGACTTTGAGGCAATTGTTTTATATGCTTTTGAATGAGTAATACCATCAACCGCTGAAGAATAACCTTTAAATTTATCTATTATTCCTGACTTAATTGTATTTAATACTTTAAATGGTTGAAATGACATATTGTTCCTTTTCTAATATTTATCAATAAACACTAGATAATTCGTTAAATTTACTATTAGGATTACCTGATCCTATAGAACCTTGTGGTGCTTCTTGTTTAGTGCTATTATCAACATTGTTTTGTTCAGTTCTATTATTGTATTGATTAATTGTGGTAGATGATTGATTATTAACTTCTCTTTCAACACCGTTTGTTGTAATTTCATCTGTTCTCATAGCAGTGCTTTCTTTAGTTTTTTCCATATCAATATCACGTTTTAACAAATAAGCATCAGTTGCTAAACTTGCTGCTGTACCTGGTCCTGGTACAATTGACGCAAAACCAGATGTTAATTCTAATCCTGCACCTACAGCATCACCATCTGCCAATCTTTTTAAAGCAAATCCTATACCAGCAATTGCACCTATAAAAGGTATCTTTTTAATTGCTGATTTAAGAACACCTTTAGTTGCCACCTCTGTAGCAGTTTTTGTAGCAACTTTTTTTGTTGCCTGTTGAGTTGCTGTTTCACCAACTTTTTGAGTTACCTTTACACCTGCCTTTTGAGCAACGTCTTCAGTAACTTCTTTTGCACCATATTTTGCTAAAAAATTACCACCTAAAAACCCTGGTAGTATTTTAGCAGCATTTCTAGCAGCAAACTTTCTAAAATTTTTAAATAAAAGTGGTATGCCTGCAAGCAATCCTTTGTTCTCACCTGCAAAATCCATTAATCCAGATAGTCCACCTTTTTTACCACCTAGTAATTCGTTTGTTTTAATTTGCTCTTGTAGTAATTGTTCTAATAATCCGCTTGTGGTTTTAAATTGAGCATCCGATTCTCTTTCTTCTTCTATTGCTTCTTCTTTACCAAACTCTTTAACACCTGAAGGTGCTAATTCTGGTTTATCGCTCATACCCAACATACCTTTAACACCTTTAGATATGGCACCGCCTATTTTACTACCAGTAGCACTTATGGCATCATCAATAAAGTTACCTGTACCACCTGTTTTTCTTCCTAATCTTGCTTCTCGTCTTCTAAGGCCTCTTTTGACTCTTAATGCTTCAGACTCACCTTCTTCTTCGGCCTGTATTGCTTGTTGTATTTTTTTACCAATTAATGGTATGTTTGTTGCACCTATTCGTTCTAATAGTTTTAATGGTTTGAGTTGTTTTTTTAAATCTCTAAATGCAAATTTAAATCTTGTAGATAAACCTAAAACTTCTTTAAGTCTATCATTGGTCATTCCCACAGTTGCTTTAATATAATCTAATTCTGGTTTTGATAAGACATCTTGGTCGTATAGTCCTTGAAACTCACTAATTTTTTTAGATGTAGTTTTTTCAAGTTGGTTAACATCATCATAATCCATACCTTTAATACTATCAAGGTCTGTAATTTCATAATTGTCAACAAAATTAATTACTTCTTGTCGAATACCAGCATCATCTAATTTCTCCTGATTTTGATAACCTGATGTTTTTTGTATAGTTGAGATATATTCTTGTAAAGAATCAGATACAACAAACTTTTGGTCGTCTTCAAATTTCTTTTGACGTTCCAATATTGCATTAAAGTCTGGTTTGACTTTTTTAAATTGTACTTGTTTATCTCTTATCTCGGCCATTTAATTATTTCTGTGTGTCTATTTTAGATGGTTTACCATTTACATATAAACCAAACCATGCTGCACCAGCACCAACAACTACAGATACAAACCCTGCTTGTGCGTTGTTTGGTTCAGGTAGTGCCATAAACCATTGCATTGTCATATAAAAAGCATAACCATATAACAACATGAATACTCTTGGTATCAATCTCCAGTTTGACATAAACTGTGGTATCTCACACTTTAAGAAATACCATACATTTTTAACTATTGATTTTCCTGTGTCTAACATTATCTTCCCTCTCTTTGTTTTTCTCTTATCTTCTCGTTTTCTTCTTTTATATGTTGCATTAACAGTTCAACATATATTTCCCTCTCCCACGGTAACATATTTTCTAACTCATGTAGAGAATATTTATGGTATTGCATTAAAGCAAAATTGGTCCTATAAAAATTCTCCAGGTTATCATGTAAGAGGGTTATCGAAAAAAATCAGATGACCCTTGCAATACTAACTCATGTTTAACACCTGTTTTAGGATTCTCATATTTTATTAAATGAGAAATAACAGGTAAACTATCAAAAAACTTTCTTATTTTAGAAAATTGTGTTGCTGTAAGATGTTCAACAAATTGAGTTCGTTCTTCAATTGTCAAATCTTTTGCTTCATAAACTTCTTCATTGTTATAAATTTGAGCAATACAATCTCTAACTAATTCAAATGACAAATCAATAATTGACTTTTTATTTGTCAACTCTTTAATTGTAGGCATTTTCATTATTACTCCATAACCTGGTTCAAACTCTACTTTTGTTTCAACTTTTTTATTTAAATCAGGTTTAACATCATCTAAATTTAATTGATAATCAACTGTAACCGAATCATCATCTGGACACTTTAATTTCAAATCAATATTTTCACCTACGGATTTACCTCTTATGTGTAACCATAGATATTCAAAATCATAAACTGGTAGTTTTGTTACATCTATATCAGTTAGCGTACAATCTTGTACTACATTGATAAAAGCATTTGTAATTTCTGCCTCATCATTTGACTCATTTGCCATTAATAAGTTTTTTTCTTCTTTAATTAAAAATGGTCTATATTTCACCCTTCTATTATTTGACAAAGTCAATTCATATTCAGGTGTTCGCATAAAATCTAAACTCATTATTACTCCTTATAATTTAGTATAATATATCTCGTATAATTGTTGGGTCTGGTAACCCTTTAGGAAATACTCGACCTCCTGTTGTTCTACCTATCGGTAAATTTCTTTTTACTGTTTCATAAACTTGTCTTCCAACTCTGCCAATCTCACTACCAAAAGGTAAGTTATCTAAAAATCCACCTTTGACCTGTTCTACATCACTTCTAAATTCTGACCTTGAATTTCTTGTACCAACACCATCACCAACTAGACTTGGACTTGCTAGATAATTCCATGCTGATGTAGCAAAAAATCTATATTTCATTACAACACTTATTTTCAAAATTTGGTCTTTAGCACCATATGAAAATTGTGTTGAGTTGATTGTTTTAGGCCATGCTTCATACATCTGTACTTGATATGCTGAAAATCCTGAAGTGTTTCCTAATGATGCTCTTATGGTATCTCTATCTTTAGTAGGATCACCTGTTGGATTAAAGTTTGCTAAAGCAGCAGTAAATGTTTTTGTTAATGGTGTAATCGTAATCATACAAGGTGTTGCATAATCATCATAATAACCAACATTGTTTGTGACTGGATCAACTA